AACCCACGACAACGAAACAAACAAGAATAAGAGCTATAGTCAGGTATCTAATTTTAAAGTTACGGATGATATAAAGTGGTGGGAGAAGAACGCAAGTGCAACTGGATTAATAAATGAACAAGATATTAGAGAAACTCTTTTGAATAAACGAGGTAATAGACAATTCGATACTGGTAGCCAAAGGGATGACGATATTAACAAGCCATTACCAAGCCATTTAGACGCTTATGTTCGTCTTAGATACGGCTATCTATTACGTCAAGGTGCAAACCATTACGAGAAGGGAAATTGGAGAAAAGGTCAGCCAACTGAAACAGCATTGGAAAGCCTCCATCGTCATTTAGCAAAGTTTGAGATTAATCTCTACAACGGAGCCGAGCAAGACGAAGACCATCTGTCAGCAATTATCTTTAACGTGATGTTGATTATGAAGAATGAAGAGAAGGAAGGTATACTTGTTGATAAGTATTACAAGAAATTATAGTTTGTGTTAGTTATATTTGACTGTGGTTATCGCCCGAAGGTTTGATTGGTTTCCTAAGGGTAAAGATTGGGGGCATTACGCCCCCTTTCTCGTTCTTACACCTCCGCAATCTCTATAATTAACCTATCTTCTCCCTCCTCATAACAATAGGTCAATTCCTTCACATACCTGACATTATCGTCTACAAATATTTGGCCCTTTGCCAAGTCTAAAAAGCATTTAGCCCATAAACCACATTTGTTATCTAAATCCCAATTCTTTAGATTCCTACGATATATTAATTTAATTTTAACCGGCTTTTCTATAAGCCCTATTTCTGCAAACTCTTTGCACCAAAGAAACTCTTTAAGCTCTTGTACGATTTTCTGCCTAACAGAATAATGGATGCCAGCATAAATAGCATTGTAACCAAGATAAATTTTCCTTTTCTTAACCTTACCGATTTCAATAAATGTTGGAGGACTATCATATACTAGAGTAATCATTTTCGTATGCTTAGAGCGTCTAATATTGCGTCTATCTCATCACATATCTTTACTTGCAAGGCATATTTCTGAGGAGCATTACTATCTTCAAGGATTGTTAACATTTCTGTTAAACTCATCATATATTCGGCTAAATCACCAAACGTAAGTTTATCTTGTTGCTCTTTATTCTGCTCTTTTAAATCCATTCTATTTTAGACCCTAAGTCCATAGGTAAAAACAAGGCAATCTTGCCATCTATTACTACACCACAACCCAAAGTAGGTTTCTTACTATATACTTTACCATAAGCCATTGCATAGGCATCTACATCAACACCACAGCCTACATTCATACCAAATATCATATCTCTATCCGAAGCTGAGTACATTACTCCTCCAAATGAGTGGATATGACCTATAACGGTAGACTGACGATTATCTCTTGCTCTGTTAACTGCTCCCATCTGGCCACTACTTCCTGTACCATGTTGATACAAGACATTGTCAATTTCGTGTACGTGCTTCCAAGTCCATCCATCGGGATAGCCTAACATCTCATTATACGTCTTAAACATAGACTTTGGTAAGCCTGCTGTTTGTAACTTGCGATGCGGTAAAGCAGAGTGATTTCCTATACATCCACTAACTTCAGGGAATGCTTTCCACCACTGCTCATGCTCTTTACGTGCTAAGTCTAATTCACTACCTGCCGAATGCCCATCAGGGTCTGATTCGTGATAGCTTATAGCGTGAAAGTCCGTATCATCACCAATATCTACTATTTCATTAACTTGGAACTTATTAAATACCTCGTAAACAAACTTAAAATAATCGGGATGGGTAAATGGTGCGTGGCGGTCGCCAATGATTCCTACGACATTTGAGTTTCTGAAACTCTTAACTAGATCGTATTCACCAGAATTTAGTCTTGGTCTGTACATATTGTTTAAGTTTTGATTTTAACACTAAGGTAACTACTATAATGCTAATAATCAAGAAAATAAAGAAATCACTATAATTAAAATTTCCTTTGGCGACAACCGATTTGCCTTTTTGTTTAATAAACACGTTTCTATATTCTATTTTTTTCTCGTAAATCTTGATTGGAATGGCTTTCTCGGCAGTTATTGATGCTATGGAATAAATACCACCTTTGTATAATATACGAACACTCCCCCCATTTTTTGTTGATAAATATAATGTTGTATCACGCTTAGGTTGTACAAAAGAATACTTAATAGTATCAGATTTGATAGTAATAATAGTATCTACAATACGTTCTGTAACAATCTTTGTTCTGTCTATATATAGACTATCTATTCTTGTTACTGTTCTTGTTTTGAATATACCACAAGAGGAAAGTAATAATAGCAAAAACCATAAACTATTTCTTATCGCCATCTTTTGCTTGTAATAAACCTATTCCAATACCAATGGTAACACTTGCGTCTGTCCAAGTAGCCTTAGCAGTAATACCTGTAAACATACCACCAATAATTAATCCCCAACCAATAGAGCTTGTTTTCCAACTCTTGCCCAATAATTTATACATTAACTTTTCTATCATTTTCCTTGCCCTTTATATTTCTTTTTATATAATTTTGATTGTTTAATTTTAGATGCACCTTTTTTAGAATGACGACCCGGTCTTTTTCTCTTAGGCTTTTTCTTAAATAATTTAATATCTGCTACTTTTGCCCTAGCCATTTTATTTCTTTATATATAATTGATATTCTCGTTTTCTTCTATTTAATAAGATTGGTTTTCCTCCCGCATTCTTCCACATCTCAAAGGCAGCACCTATTGTAGGGTCATTTGGATTAGCGTTAACTTTCTTTAACAAGGTAGACTTTTTAAACGCACCTGTTCCTATGTTAAAAGCAAGGCTAACCAATGAGTCAAATTGATTTTGATTGATGTCATCTCTTGTAGAAGAATACACAGCAAGCTCATAGACCTTTAATACATTTTTGAATAGTTGTAATGCTCTAAACTCGGTAATAGCAGGGTCAGTCATCTTAACCTTTCTCCCATCCTCATAGTAAGTAGAGCCAATACCAATAGTAGGTACTCCTGCACTACACTTATAAGGTTTCAATACCATACCTTCCTCCTTAGAGATGAATTTTAAGCCATTAGGCGATACTTCTTTTATTTCCATTACTTAGTTAACAAGTCCTTTAAAAAGTTGAATATACCAAGCCCTACAAGCGTAACAAGGGCATAGAAATATGATTTGTATTTCTTAACAGATTCCTCTAACGTTTCTACCTTTGATTTTGTTTGATTATAGTCTTCTACAAGCCCACGTTGGTCAGGAAAAGATGCGTTACCAGCCAATAGCGTATGAACGTCTTTAATCATCTCCTTCAATTCGGTTATGTTTTCCTTTATCGATTCTATTTCTTCCGACATAGTGTCCAATCTATTCTTTTCGTGGGCAGTCATTTTATGAGATTACTGTTTGATTTACTACTGTTTTTCCTGTTGAATCTGTAAATTCTGATGAATATAGCAAAGCATTATATGTTCCGTTTTTAAAGTCAATAGTATAATCAAGTAAGGAAAAGTTTACACTATCGTAACCAATAATTTGGTAACTAAACTTACTTCCTATAAAGTAACTTGCATCTGATTTAAAAGTACCTTCTATAGTAACGTTATTTAAACCTATATTTTTTAATACCTCAGATGATATATTACTTAATTTTGTTTTTAAAGATGTGTAAGATATATCTTTACATCCTATATTTTGGTAACTTAAATCTATTCCACTCGCAGGATTATTATAAGCATCGAATATATTATTACCATAAGAACCTGCTACATACATTGGATTTTTAGCCTTTGCATCTCCAAGAGTAAATAGTGCAGGGGGTACATACTTTTGAGATTCACTAATAAATATATTAGAGTTAAAAGTAAACGAATCATCTGAATTTACAAAACCATCAAATTTAGTTATAAATTTTTGTGATGTTGGAAGCCCTGTGACAATAGAACCTTTAAATGTTTGAAGATTACAATACTCTACAAATAATTGATATGGGTCGGTAGCAGAAGCAACAGCTAAATTCCTATATGGTTGGTATTGTCTTATTTTTATTTTTGCATTATCAGGAATATCTAATACTGCTTTTATATCGTAGTAAATTTTATCTGAATCATTGCCAAGATAATTTGATATTAGTGTTAATGGTAAACTACCTGATCCAGTTGGAATATATCCTGATTCAAATTTATTATTAGTATAATTATAATAGAATGTTGTTTCAACACCATTTTCATCATTAGCAATTAAAACTAATGCTACAACGGGTCTTGGTCTATAATTAAATTGATTGATAGTACCACCAGTAGCAGGTAAATTTTTTAATCTACCATCTGTCCAAGCTAAATAAGAAAAAGCAAATACATCACCCGAAGAAACACTAAATTCCTCACTATCTATATATACACCTAAATCAAAACCAGCTTGATACTTTGCAGGAAATTTTGTTGCATAGTAAGTTCCAAATGTTTGTGTTTTTAATATTGCATAAGGATAAAATG